GGTGTAAACTATTAGCTTCCAGTATCCCCTAAAGCTTTTTCTCCAGTCCATATAGTCCTGTTGTGGGGTACCTTTAGTTGTAGTCATTCTCATTCCCTCTGAGTTTAACCCGTCGTTCCCAATGGGGAGAATGAATCTTTCGATCTCTAAACCTGCAGCTTTTGCTACAAGGTTTTCTACAACTGTAATGTATTCTTTTTCTTGAAAATTGTAAGGCAGTGGCATATCTACCAACTTACCGTAGTGTATATCCGGGAGAGATATCTCATATGCAATTGGGTCTTCGCACTCTGGGTAATCCTGTTCAGGATATACTGGAGCGTAGTCTGCTGCAAAATCTTCTACCTCTTGCTTGATGTCCTCTAGATTGGGAGCATCATTAGTAACTATCGAGTAGCGTAAATCCCCGGTAGCTGTTTGCCAAAACTTTACACTTGATACAGATGCCTCATTAATCCCATGTGTAGTTAGGAATTTCTGTAGGCTAGAGGTTTTAACTCTATCTTCTCTATCAAGTTTATTCTCTGATGTATTTGTGTTCCTCAGTTCCTTTAATACTTCTTGACAATCTTTTACAGAGCACCCCAATCTTTGCGCTAAAACCCAGGCACCTTTTTTAAGGTACCCGGGTCTTTCGAGCAAAAACTGTCTTATGTCTCTTTTAGATCTCATGACAATATTGGGAGTATTGGAACTATCTGCTCAGGAGTTACGTCGTCTGGGAGTTGTGATTCTTTGATGGAGTGCAGATCAATCTCAATCTCGTTTTGCATTGTTGCTTCGAGTTGTGCAAGTTGAGTCTTGCGCTCTTCGATTAAATCTGCATGTGTCTCTTCTAACTTCTTGAGCCCATCTTCATCTTCTGCTTCTGCAAGTTTGTGTGCTTCCCCAGAAACTCGTAAGAACTCATCTGACGGCTTAGCTATCTCTTCGTATTGCTTGAGTACTTGTTCAAGCTCTTTTACATTCTTAGCTACGATTACAGAGAATCGTGCTCCTTTGTGCTGCTTGACAGCTTCAAGTCCTTTGTACAATTCGATAGCGTCTGCTACTTTCATTTTAAATTGATTAAACATTGTGTATGGTTTGGTTGGTTATTATCCGATTACTAAGAAATGGATTTTTCTTACACATGAACCAGCAAGTGAGTTTCCTGTGTGTGTAATATTGACTACAAAGCTACCGTTAGATACAGAAGCTAAGCTTACATGAATTCCATTATCTTCATCATTTACGCTCTGTGATTCTTTTGACAAAAGTACCGCAGAGTTTGCGGCTACACTTGTGTTGTTAACAGTAAATTGTGTGTTACTGTCTGCTGCAATTGTTCCTGTGTACAGCTGAATAACTCCTGATGGGGCATTTACTGTTACGGCAGTTGACATAGATGTTCCTTGCGTAATGCTTCCTCGGCTAACAGGGGTAATAGATTCAACAGTCAACGCCCCCACTGTTGTGTCTCCAAGAGTTGCATTGTCTCCTGACTCTATGTAATTTCCTTTAGTAAATGCTACAGTGAGGGTGTCTAAAGAGTTGTTTTGAGTAATTGAAATATTGCTTCCTGCTGTCAAAGTTTTCATCTCAGGACCACTAGTCGTACCGACAAGAATCTCTTTGTCTGCGTCAAGAACTGCAGTAGAGATGCTAGCACCCCCAAGCAGTACGCTGTTTGCAGTGAAGCTAGTTTGTCCAGTTCCCCCATTTGCAATCGGGAGAGTACCTGTAACGTTGGATGCTAAGTTTACGCTAGTGAGAAACAGAGAAGACGTATTGTCTGCCCCGCTAAGATCAAAGCTTGATATTCCAGCAAGGTTATTAATGTTAATGTCTCCTTGAGTTACAGACAGCGTTAGATCGTTGGTGTTCTCTGTTACAGTAATGCCAGTGCCTCCTATAATGTCTCTTTGATAGAGTACCCCAAGAGCGTGGCTCTTAACTACAGAAGCACCTGCTGCTCCCAATGTTGAGATAGATTGTATTAGACCTGACAATGCAGATACTCTAGTTGTAGTCGTAGCGTTATCTATAAGCAGATAGTGGGCGCTAGTTACGTCTGCAAGCAGTGTAGTTGATAAATCGTCTAGAGTTACGTTAGCCATTTTCTTAGTTTGTTATAATGGGATTTCCACCTTGATCAGTAAGCTGGTCTCCTGAAGATGTGGTAATAAAGTTAATATTTGTTCCTGGCGTTGGGGATCCTTCAGTTCCTGAAGTGTATGCGGTTTCTGTTGGGAAGCAGTCCCGGCACTCTCTTGATACAAAGTCTAGGAATACGTTAAGTATCTTCCAGCCCTTTCTATCAGATTCTGTAGCCTGCAAGCAATCCTTGGTGTTGTCATCCTCCCCGTTCTTTTGATAGTCTATTAGGAGGTGCGCAATAAGAGTAAGTTTTACGTTCTCGACAGTAGAACATTCTAACCCTCCATGTATTTTCTTATAGAAGGCGTGGTGACGACGAGCTATGCACGTTCTTAGTGCCTCAATCTTGTCGACAATTTCTTGGTTATTGGTGTAACTTCTTACAGACATTAGCATCCACATGCGCAAACCTCAGTACATAGAGTGTTTGCCTTGTTATACATGTTTACTGCATGGTCATAGTTACTTTCTTGTTCTGCAGCAAAAGTTGCACCCTGCAACATTAAAAGTATTTTCTCTGCTCGTAGCAAGTCTTCTTTACACTTGTCACACTTGCAATGACATTCTATTGCTGCATCAACAAGCTTAGCAATGCAGCAGTTTATTTTACAAGGAGCCACTGTGTACACTGTTTCCATCAACGTAGTGTCTGCTGCGCTCTCATTCTTAACTCCGTCGTTATCTATGTCGTAGTCTAGTGTTGTTGCATCATGCAGCTCTACTGAGATAACTCCTGTAAATTGAGTGGTTGATGTTGCGGTAAATGTTAGAACTCCAGGCTCTGTTGTAGTGTCCAGGTCAGATCCTGATAGGTATATCTGAACTGTCCCACTTTGATCATACACATATACCTTAAGAACAGCGCTGACATCTGAAATGGCACTCCCAAACATATCAATGTGCCCGTTCTCTATTCTCCCGGTTACAGTTTTACAATTTGTGGATACGTTTAAGATCCGTACGTCTTCTGCTGATGCCATGTGATTAAAAATTAAAAAATAGGGACAGGCCAATTCCTGCCCCTATTCTATTAAACAGCCTTATTACCAACGGTACTCGATGTCAGTTCCGTCTGTAAATCCGAACAAGGTTGCGAACTCACTACCTGTAGTGCCTGGATCGGTTCCGGCATTTGTGAAGTAGATCACAGCTTGGTTCAAATCGCCAGCAGGTGCAATACCAGTAGATGATGGCCAGTTGTGTGCGTACTCAATAACAATCTTGTCATACGCAGAACCATTCTGTCCATACGTAGTCTGAGCTTGTGGGAAGTACATTCTGTTGAAGTTACCGTAACGGCTTCTGCAACGCATTTCATCACCAACTACTTGCCAGTCATTACCAACACCCGCATCAAACTTTGCACTGCCGTTAGATACAGCTGGTTCAGTAGAGTCAGTGTTGTTGTATGCGTACAAGTCGAAGATAAAACCTGGGTGACGTGCAGTCAATGTTACTGTTCCACTAGAGTTAGAAGCAGTCATCATAGCATTCAATACAGCATTAGCCTGAATGTTAGCTACCAAGTCATCACCTGCAGCAGATGCATCTGCTCCTGTTGCTCCAATATTTAACAACTGTCCTGCACGGCTAACACTTACTGGGAAGCGGTAGCCTCCGTTAGAGAAATCTGCAATTGCAGTGTTTTCATTACCGAAGTTCAAGTAGTCAGTTGGGATTGAACGTACAATGATTTTTACATTGCAGTCATCTCCAGCGTCATCAGAAGCAAAAGTAACAGTACCAGCATGCATCGTAGATCCAGTGTGGTTTTGGTACTTAATGCTCTTGATGTTACGAGTGCTGATCAATGGAGATGCAATGAAGTTAGGAGAAGCTCTCTGTACGATTTGAATATCGTTTACCAACCACAAAGGGTTGTTAATTGCAGTCAAACCAGTACTGCTGTCATCTGCTTCTGCATCCGTGTCAATACTTGCTTGAAGCAATGCGGTAGACATGTAGCCTGCAGTTGCATCCAACTTCCATACACCTACATCATCTCCAGCAGCGCCGGAAGAATTAAAAGTGGTACCGCTCAATGCAGTCAATGCATCTGAAACGAATACCTGTGAAAGATTAGTTCCCATTTTAATTTTATTTTTTGGGATTAAACATCATATTTATTCACTCCCCAGGACCTCCCTGGTTTGTGTATTATACCTCGGGTCAGAAATGGCCTCTAGTATGCTTTGTATTGCCATCTCAACGATCTCACTATGAGTGTGCTCTGGCAATTCACACCCTATGCCTAGACCTTTGTCCATACGCTTAGGGTGCCTAATATATTTAACATCAACAAATGTAGTGAAAAAAGTTTCGTCACTATGTACGTCGATAAAGTTTTCTTGTATTGTGTATTTAATCTTGTCGTAAGACGTTGTATTAAACGGGTCAGAAAAGAGTGCATACAGATCGTCATGTTGTACAAACCACATTCGGTCTCTACTTCTTACTCCTGGGACGTCTGCATCTTCATCGTATGCTCTGAACTTTATTTGTCTTTCAGCTTTTCCGCCTGAGCTATTAGACTCTAGCTGAGAGGGTGTTCCGCATGGAATAGTTTGTTGTACAGATGCTCCGGTTATTGGGTGGTACCAAACAGCGGTTAATGCAGGCGCGGCTTGTTGAGTAAGAGTTAATACTGCAGCAGATTTAATTAATAGTTTTACTGTGTTAGAGTCCATAGTTGGAGTTCTTTCTGATCCCTGAAGCAGAAACAGATCAAATGTTTCTTGTGAGGGATCCTCATCATCCTGTACACCAAGCCCTACACCATTAGCTGTTACATTTTTTCTCCAGTATGGGTCAGAGTCTACTACAACTACTTGTTCTAAGAAATCAGCGTCAACATTAGCTACAACACCGTTTTGAGAACCTACCTCTTGCGGAGGAGCAGAAGAGTTTTGTATAAAGTTATACCAATTTGCGAGGTATCTTCTTGTCAAGCCCTCTCCTATAATTGTACCGCTCGCGGTTGCGGATGCAACCAAAATTGTATCACCAAATTTTAATACCCCAAGTTTATACCCTTCAGCTCCAGCAGGAGGGGTCATTCTAATGTCCCACTGCTTGTATTTAAATGTTTGATCTGCACCAAATTTCCACTCAATAACGTCGTTACAAGCCTGGTAGTTATCAGCAATTGCACTAACTAGGAACATGTAGTCCATAGGAAGTGGAGCTCTGTCAATTTTATAACCAGTTATAGATTCCCCTACATAGAAGCACTTAGTTCTGCTGTCTACTATTAGTGCTCTGAGGTCATCAATTCTTTTTTGAGATTGTTCAAACCCCCTTTGGTATTTATTACCCATAGGGGCGTAGCGCTGCTTAATGAATGACTCCATTGCATCATTAAGTTCGTGGTCAATCTCTTGTGGTAAGAGATTGTCAACCTGGAAAGATGCGATTTTTTGCACCCCCAGGTTGACAGCAATATGCATCTCTTCTATTGTCATTTAAGTTCTTTAAGTTGTGCTCGCATGGCGTTTACTTGCCCCGAGTTCTTTTTGTTGTTGAAATATACAATAGTATCGGTAATGTTCTCCCCAATAGTTTCATCTCCGTAGATGATTTGATTACCAATGGTTCGAAGCACTCCCAGCTCAATCATTTGTTCAAGCTCAGCGCGAACATCAAGGTGTTTGTCTGTACTAAACTTTAAGAACTGACTTGGTTTGTCATTCTTAATGTTGTACAACTGGTTCTCAACTTCCATATCGGTGAGTTTCTCTGGTTGAGATCCTTTAGACAATACACGAAGCAGTCTGCGCATCTTGTCAGTATCAGAGCTTATTTTGATAAACTCCTTATCTGCATCTTTTCTAAGTTTTACTTGAGCATTACGCTTGAGCAAATCTTTTTGTGGGTCATAGAGATAGAACTTTTTTGTTGCGTCTGCCTTCATTTGAGTTTCAGACTCAGCTACTTGTCTATGTTTCATGCACCACTTATAAGTAATGTAATCCATTATATTACTTGGATTACCGTCCTCATCAGTACTGATATCAAGTTCCACTCCTTCGAATGGGACTTTGACAGTCATACTTGCCCAGAAATCTTTTTCTTGTTTGGGCCAGTCTGCGTGTCCGGGCGGAACATCTAATATACCAGACAAGAGCTTGTGGGCTTCTTCTCCTTCTATACCTCGTAGAGGCTGTCTTCCGACATAGATACTTCCAATACTAATTTTTGCGCCTGCACGTACTTCTTTAGGTAAGTGATTCAGGACTTCTTTTCTGCGGATATAAATTTTACGCATGATTAATGTTCTTTTAGAGTTTAGAAAGAATAACTAAGTTGTTCTTTTATGAAGAAGAATAACTTAATGAATATATGGTAAGTGGGGGGACCAACCCGTTGGCGATCCCCCCTATGCAAACCAAACACAAATTACGATGCCACACACTGGAGATCGAGCGAAGTATCAAAGCGGCGAAGCAAGATACCTGCTGTTTTCAACATGTGTACAGACGCACCGTCTATATCACTTGCGCGAGTGTCAGAGCCAGTAAATCCTTTTGGAACAACTGAACCTGAAACAGCCCAACGCAACATTTCACGACCCTTCTTATTGATCATCTGGAGGTTGTTTTCTCCGTCATAAGATGATTGGTCAACGAAGGTCATTCTATAAGATTCCAATGGCAATCCAGTATCTGGGTGCTTGCTAGAAGCTTGAGCAACTGGGCCATGGTCAAACAATGGAACTTTTACTACGTTCACTCTGTGACCATCAATGTGGTCGTAAGAAGTGAAGTAACCGGTGATACCCAAGCTACGACCTGATCCAGTGATGAACTTAGATTCAGTAGACTGCAGGTAGTTGTTGTTACCGTAGTAGTTACGCAGAGCCTTATCGAACTCACGTGCACCACCAATACCAGTGTACAAAGTAACCTGCTTATCAGTAGCGTCAGTCATGCCGTAGAACAAGTCACCAATAACGTCCTCAATCTTCTTTTGAGTCAAAGTAGAGTAAGTGTCTTTGTTGATGATCTGCTCGAACAAACCAGGACCAGAAATAACTGGCTGACCGTTCTCGTCCAACATTCTGTTTGCACCGTCAGCGTCGTAAGTCTTCTGACCGTACCAGTAGTACATCTCACACTCTTCCTTAAACTTGAGCATGTGACGGTACTCTTCGTAGTCCATCCACAACTTAGTGGTAGAACCCTCTTTAGTTGGGAGATTAAATTCAGCAACGTAGTCCTTAGCATTACCAGAGAAGTGGTAAGACTTACGTACGGTACCAATCTTAGATCGAACCAACCCGGGTGCACTCCAGTTAGAAGCATTACCACGAGAGAAGTCAATTCCTACGTTAGCAAAGAGCATACCCCACAATGCGCCGTCTGCGAGGTCAGCAGTAGCAATAGCAGATACATCAGGAGATACAATCTTCAAGATATACTCATAACCACCAGCTGCAGGCTTAGGCTGTTCCATGATTCGAGCCAATGCACCTGATTGAGAAACCAAGGTGTAAGGGAAGATGAACCACTTGTCAGGGAAAGTTACTTTGAACATAGAACCACCTGCTCCTGTACCAGTAGATGCAACAACAGGTCGAACGTTTACTTCGTGAGTCTTCACGCGGTACTCATACTCGAAGCGGTCGATAGACTTAGTATTTCCAACACCCTCAGTCAAGAATGAGAGTGGGAACTTCTTTTCCTCACGACCTGCGAGGTGAGTAATAATTGGAGACAACTCTTCTGGTTTCTCCATCAAAGCATTGACCAACGAGTTGGTGTCGGTCATCTGCGAATCATTGTAGTACGTTTTCAGTACTTGAGTTAAAGCCATAGTTTTCTAATTTTTAGTTGTTTATTGTAATATGCTACCTAGATCCAATTGGTCAAAGTCGACTGTCTTGGAGCTACGTTGTTGTTTTCGGGCAGACTTAACTCGCTCTTCATTTGATATGATTCTTTGTCTCAAATTCTTAGCAGCTTGCGTCTTAGCCTTCTTTTCAATTACACCATTTAGGTCAAACCCACTATACAGCATATAATCTATAGCGAGTTTAATATCTGTCCCTGCTTGTTGATAATCGAGATCACGTTGTGTTTCTCCATTCTGTCCAATAGGTTGAGATATGTAATCAAAAAAGTTTGATTTTTCTCTATCTGGGATACGGACCCCTGCAAATTCGTTACCTGATTCTATTGTTTCAGCAACCTCATTCCAGAATTGGTTCTGTTCTTCTTGTCGTTGCTGGTACATTGCCTGCTGTTGTTCCATGAGCTGTTGCTGCTCTTCTTGTTGGAACTTAACAAGATGCTGCTTTGCTTTCTGCGCATTGTTAAAGAGTCTCCCGGAGTCTTCATACGTATCAATAGTGTCTTGTATGAATTCGGAGTCGTGCCCTTTAGTTTGCAGAAATTGTGCTAGAATAGCACGTTGCATGCTAGTATCATCTTCTCGCATCTCAATAGAACCGTAGTCTATTTGTTGGCCCTGTCTTTGAAAGAACTCACGGGAATCACCTCCCGCTAGTACATAGTCTAGATGTTGTTGAATCTCGGGGAACTGCTCAAACAGACCGGCGAGTTGTTCCTCTGCAGCGCTTTGACTAATGTCTCTTACAAAGTTTGTAAGTCCTTCTACTGAGTCTTCGTAATCGTTCTCCAACTCAAAGCCCAGGGTCTTAGCTACTTCAAAAGCAACACTACTCGGTTCTTCAACTTCTTCAACGTCGTCTTCTTCAACTTCTTCTTCAACCTCATATTCGGTTTCAGATTCTTCGATTTCAACTTCATTGTCAATTTCTTCTACATCCTCAACTTCTTGAGTTTGTGTATCTTCTACGTCTTCAACGTCCTGGACGTCTTGGACTGTATCAACCCCTTCACCCAGGACATCGTCCAGTGTCAGAGAGTCAATATTTAATTTGTCATCTGGTTGCATGTTTACAAATTTATTTAGTTAATTCTATAGTTTTATGTAAAATTATTTTTTACAATACTCCTTATAATATATCACTACCTATTCCATCTAGCTGCGTTACGAGCAAAGTTTGCACGTCTAATTAGAGCAGGAGAATACCTATCTCTATTGGCTAATACGTGTCTTGCCGCCTCTTGGACACTCATACCTTTTGACTTTGCAAAGGCAGTAAATCTTCCCCTGTTTTTTTCTTTAATACGAATACCGCCCCTTTTTGCTACGTTTTCTGGCTGTTTATCAGCTTTTTCATAAGCTATGGCATTTAACATTTTAAAGATGTCTTTTTCTGTGTATCCTTTTCTCAGATCGTTATATTCTGTGGGCGAAGCTCCAGGCTCAAAAATGTATTCGTAGAAGTCCTTTTCTGAGACTGGGGAGTTGAAAACGTCCACCCCTCTTGCAGATAGGGCCCGACGCATTTCCATTATACGTGCTCTAGTTTCCGTAGGCTTTTGTATATACTTTCTAAAGGCGTCTGAAGTTGGGTACACTACTTTGTTTTCCTCGTCTGAAGATCTAGCATCATACATCATTTTAATGTCCGCAGGTGGGATAAAACTTCCTGCATTATCTGATGTATGAGATCTTTCATGTACCCCAACTCCCAAAAGATAAGGGGTAGCACCTTGACTAGCCCAAGCAGGATTGTATGCAGTATAGCTAGCTGATGGCATAGCTTGATTCATCGAAGCAAATGCTCCAATGTTTGGGTTGTAGTCATAACCATATAAATCTTTAAAATCCTCTTCAGTGGGGGTTGCGCGAAATTGGGTTTCTAGTATACTTTGGTTTCTTTTATTTGTAATTTCGGATGCCCTAGCGCTTGGTCCCGGAAAGAAATAGGGCCCGACATAGGGAAGACTACTTAAAAAAGAATTGTTTCCTGATGATTTCAAATAGCTATCAGTCAGCATTTTATTTGCCATCGGGGAGTTGTTCCACTGCATATTGAAGTCTGCTCCAGCAGTATCTATAAACCTTGCTGGATCATTAGTTGCTAAACCTGATATAGGATCACCAGACGGTACAATGTCGTATTTGTCTGACATTCCCATAGTAAGTACTTTTCTGGGACCGGCTCCTTGGTATTTACGAATACTAGCCCCTCCGTATTTATTTTTGTAGAGTGGATTCTTAGCTTGATTAGCTAGCAGATTTGTTACACTAATTGCATCGGGATCGTAAGTAGCAGTTGTTTCCTTTAGTATTTTAGGATTGTACAAATCATCTGCCTGTTGAATTACATCGTCTGCTTGATTTTTTAGTTTAGAGATTGCACCCATCTCTTCTCGCCGCGCTGTATTAAAAATATTTTTTGCGTCATCAATTATGTCAAGTTCGGCCTGTCTCATGGATCTTGGCATCCTTGCTGCTTGATTTTGCAGTTTTAATATCTGCATACTTTCAGGCATAGCTGATTTACTAAGGTTTATTGCCTTAGATGCAGCAGGCTTAAGAAGTCTTCCAGGATTTAGCAGTGTTAATGCGTCGAATATAGGATACACAGGAGTCAGTCCTGGTGGATCGTAATAGTATGGAGACCATGGTGGTATTCCATATTCTAGCTCATTAATTATCTTTTGATCTATCCCTGCACGGGGATTTTGAGCATTAATAAATGCTTGTTCTGCATAATTAGGATGAGCTGTGCTTTCTGCTACAAAAGAATCTCTCCAACTACCGCTTTGCATTTCTTTAGAAGACATGTAGGCTGTTCTTGTAGTGGGAGTAGAGTTGCCCCCTATTAGATTTCCTGCTGTAATAGTGTTTCTATACAAGTCTGTCCCAGGGAGCACTTTACTGAAATCAGATGTACCTTGTAAAATATCTCCTTGCGCTAGTTCCCCTAAACCCTTTGCCCCACTATACAAACTGTATAAAGTCTTTGGGGCTTTTAGTGCTGAAACTACTTGGTTTCCTACAGGTAGTTTTGAAATTCCAGATGCAGCACCCCCAATATCTCCCTCTGCTAGTTTAGCAAATGATTTAGGAGCATTATATGCTCCAGATGCTGCTGAGAAGGCTGAAGATGCCTGTCCTAGAGTTTGTCCCCCAAGTAAGGTTTGTGGGGCGTTTACAAGGTTTCTTATGCTACCTCCTACTCTAGTATTACCTGCCCAGTTCATAACTGACTGCCCAGGTTTCATTACGTATTTAGCTCCTTTGTTTGCGTAGTCTATTCCTTTTCCTACAGCTTGCCCAAAGCGAGTAGATGCTACTGGATTTAAGGCTTTAGTTGTTAGATTGCCTACTGTATTTGACAGCATAGACTTTCCTGTGTTTATTCCCCTTATTGCACTTCCGACAGCTTTTGGGGCAACTCTTGTAGCAGTTCCAAATCCTCTTGCAAGTGCTGATGCTCCTGAGCTTGTTCCTGCTGTTCCTAAAAATAGTCCTACATCAAGGGCTGGGGCTAAGTAGTCTTCTGCAAATTGATTCCTTGCATTGTTTATGCTGTTAAACATGCCCATAGAATCTTGTAGGCCTTGTTCTCCTAGATTCTTAAATGCAAAGTAGTTGTTCCTAGCTTGCATAGAGGCGTTATCTAGATCAAGATCTCCTACAACTTCTGCAGGATTTAACATCTGTACCCCGGGTGCAAACTCTTGGCTTAGTGGGTCAAATGATAACCCAACATCCCCATATTTATTTATTGCCGCATCAAGCTTAGCCTCGTATTCTTCAGGTGAAATTGTTACTCCAGCATTTTGATACTTACGTACTCCTCCTGACTGCATGTTAGCAGGAGTCTCAATGACTGTCCCACGTTGTGGTCCTGTTGGGAGATTTCGCACACCAGGGGGAACATTTTCGTATGATTTGACTAAGTGTCCCTGCTCATCATACTTCTCTATGTTAATTGGGGCTTTCATGCCCTCCGTAGTGAATGGGGTATTAGGAGGGACATTAGGGAATACCATACTTTTGTTAATGTCCCCAGCCTGGTGTGCAGGTCTCAGTCCTTGCTGTTGTTGCTCCGGTGTACGTGCAACCTCTATATTATTTTGCTGCTCGAACTGCCCAATAAGGTCAACGCCTTGGTTGTACGCCTTATATACGTCAAGTATAGATCCGGGAAACCCAGATGCTCTATGTCTGTTTAATAGGTGACGTCTTGTGGCGTTATCCATTACTCCCCGTTAGGTTCAAGGTCACCTTCTTTATCTAGTGCTTCACGCTTCAGGTCAATCTCCTTAAGCTTGATGTCATAATCTTGTACAAGCTTTTGCAAATCTATATCTAGGCGATTAGCTTGGTCTTTAGCTTCAGCGTTGATAAGAGCAATCTCGATATCCTTCTGGCGGTCTTTGTCTTTCTCTTGAATATCCATTTGCATCTGCTGTTGTTGCATCTGCATCTGTTGTTGCTGCATTTGTTGCTGAGCTTGTTGCTGTGCAACTTCAAGTTCTTTTTGGGCTGCTTCAGCTTTGCGAAGCTTCTCTTTAATTGAGGAGAAGTTCTCAGTGTCAAGCAGCTCAAGTACTGCAGTTGCAGGCATCCCGTTTTGAATCATAGCTTGTGACAATTCCTTAGCTTGTCTGATGTTCTCTTGGTCTCTACCTGCATCGGATACAAAGATTCCGTATTCAGTCTCCATGTGCCCAAGGGAGTCAATGTCAATGTACTGCGCTGTAGTGTCAGGCATTACGTACATCCCTTTCTTCCCCGATATCCAAGCTTCTTTAGAGTAATCCAATAGTCCTTGGAGTTCTCTTTGCTCAAATCGTGAGAATTTGCGGAATAGATCTTCAGTTATGTGCGAGGACTGAACAATAGCTTGTTGCGAAGAGCCTTTGCCTTCGTATGCCCCAATAGTTCCTTGTCGTTGTCTATTAACCCCTGATATCTTCTCCCACTCTTGCATTGTAGTTTCAAGAAGCAGGATATATTGCTGGATTGTTTTAATTGACATATCCAGAACAGACTGGTGCTGTGGAGATAGTTGTATCCCTTCTTTGTTGTAGTCAACCCATGCAATACCAGTTCCTTCAACATAGTACATGAATTTGTCCATGTCCCATTTCTTTGGGATCATGTTAATATCAAACTGCGCAATAATGTCTTTTGATCGTGCGATCGCAAGCTCCATGCGGTACTTGAAGATATTGTAATTAATCTGGAACGGGATACCCAAACTAACTAGGGAGATATTATTTGAGTTAATGTCTGAGTATTTAAACCCGTTGACTGGGAGCTTGCACTCAGATGGGTTATCTATAGACGTACGTTGGTTGGGTATTGGGCTTGTCTTAACGTAGAACCTACCATCAATCTTAGTTCCTTCCCATATTTCGTTTACCCACTCCCACTCGAGTTTTGCCCCCATTTCCTTCATTTCTGCAGGCATGCGGAAAGATTCGTCTACCTCAAATTCCTCAATCATCCCAGTCTGTGGGTCTGGGTATGATACAAACCCAATTCTTTTTCTAGACTTCCAGTATACAGTTACAACCTCTACTAGTCTATTGCGGTAAGTATTGTCGTCTGAGCCTGTAGCCTCTGCTCGGTAGAGCAGGTATGTATCAACTGACTGGTGTTTTGGGTCTTCAAGTTCGAGACACTGTTCTTCACTCAAGTATTCCCCGTAGTGATCAATAACTGTAGATGCGTGTGCGTATCGTCTGATTATTGCCCAATCCCCATCTTCTACAAACTCTACATCTGGGTCCTTGTCAAAGTCTACATCAATCGGGTTGATTACATCGTAGAATGGTTCTGAACGCCTTACCCCTTTGTGTGAATAAGCTTCCCCAGACACAAGGAAGTGGAAGAACTGCTTCTGGAACTTATCGTAAATCTCTTGCTCATACATAATGTAGTTCATAGCAGCTTGTCCTTTGATAGCTCTATCATCTACGTATGTACGTTCAAATTGCTCCATAACTTGCGGAGGGAGCAGTGGTTGCTGTTCCTGGATCTGTTGAGTCTGCAGATCCTTGGGCTCAGCTATTTCTTTAAGAAACATAGCCTCTATCACAGTTCGAAGCTGCTGTTGTTTAGCTTCTTCTTTAAGGCTTACAGAGTCTGCGTTCTTTACAGTTACAGTGTAATTCAGTGGTCTCTTTGACTTTTCCCCAAGGAGTAGGTCAATGATTGGTTTAATGATTGGGTAGTTTCTAAGCTTTGATGGGAAGTTCTCTCTAGTCTTACCGTATGGTTTAATTACGTATCTGTAATCAGCTTCGTCTACTTCTCCGTTGTAATAGTCGTATAGGGCTTTGAGATTGCTTCTTCGCTCACTCAACCCAAACTTAGATATATTAATAAAAGCGTCAACGCACTCCTCCCTCCACTTCTTTGTCTTCTTGCTTAATGGGAGTCGTTGCTGCGGTATTTTTGCGGCTCCGTACATTCGTGTAAAAGTATAAAAATTATTTATAATTCCTGTCAAACCAATCGTCTTGCGACATATCATTTATAGTTTCCACCACCTCTTTATTATATAACTCTCGCGTATGATACATCCCAACCATAAAGGCCATGACCCGGTCAAAGTTACCTCGATGGTTAAACTTTATTAGTTCTTGCAATAGTCCGACATCATAAATCTCGTGTAAGTTAAGTCTTACCTTCCCATCTTCGTCTGTTGATCTTGGGGAAATTAACCAGTCTCTTATATAAAGCTCTCCTTGGCGTTTTCGTTGCTCGGTCATGTGCATCCCATATTGACGTCGTACATTTCTGGATTGCAATTCCCGTTTATCCAACATTTCAAATTCTTCCTGTAGTTTGTATAGTTTGCGGTAGCGCTTAGCATAAGCTATGAGCTCACCACGATCATTCTCAAACCCAATCTTTGCGTTGTAGTAGTCTGCAAGTAAGAATAGATTACGGTTGTATTCGTCCTGTGTTTCTGGGCGACCTACATAGCTAGCCACAATTATATCGTCAGGCTTAGATAAGTTGTTAGGTCGCTTGATTACATATGCTGCCCCGAGAGACTGGTTTGTTGTGGATCTCCCCTGTGCATACGGGTCATGGCATATTATATAGAGATTATGAGGTATGTTACCTTCCTTGGTTTTGAATGGGTTCTCATAAACAACTACACCCCCAGTTAAGTTATCGTCTTTCCTGTGTGGGAACTTTGTTATGGGCTTTACTCCTGGGTCTGGGCGAAACTCTACACCTTCTCCCTTGTGGTATAGTACTCCTGCGGTTCCCTCTTTTTCTAGGTTGTGTGCCTTGACTCTGTTGTACTGCTCCTTCAAAGACGTTACGTCAAAGATGTTGATTGTTGTTTGGAGTGTAGCTTCTTGTGGGGTAAATGGGTGCTCAGCTGTGTACTGGTCTAGTGCTTTTGGATCGTTGGCCTTCTTCTTGTTTTCTCTAGCTGCCTCCTCAAACTCTTTGGCCGCGTTAATTAGGGAGTTCCCGTCTTCATCCATAAAGCCATCTAAGTTCTGGTAGATAGGGACAAAGTATCCGCACTGTGTGCCCATAGCTCCTGCGTCCCACTCATTATCAAAGGCTAAGCAGTTGTATGCCTCCGGGTGATAAAACAATTCTTCTAATGATTCAAACCCATGCCCCTCTTCACCCCCAGTACCGAATGCTATCATTGTACCTAAGGTCTTAGAACCTTGTTTCATTGTAGGCATAGCAATCTCCCACGCAGTTAACAGCCCAGAAAACGAACCAGCTTCTTCAAAGAATATAAGTTCCCCTGCTTTACCTCTGACTTTGTGCGGATTGTCCTTTAGTGATACCCCTATTATTTGTGACTTCATCCCCAGTGCTACATCAGTCCCGTTGACTCGTTTCTTGTACCCCGATTGCTTGTGCATTTCCTTGTCGATCAGACGAGGTTGTGTCCATGCTGTGTTATCATCTATGAATGATATAAAGTCCCAGGTTTTGCTGAGCAATCCGTCCCCAGTTAGGTATTCTTTCTGCTCTGCGAACACGAAGTTCTTAGAGTTACGTAGGTGGAAGTAGTTACGTGCTAGCATACTCCCGGCTTTGTAAGAGAATCCCTTACGTCTAGCCTTTAGCACAGACATATGTTTGTTTTCTTTTCTGCAAGTGTCTACTGCGTGGTAATAGTGGTAGTCCCCATCGTAGAATGCTGGAAATGTACGCTCTCTGCGGGCCTGGACTGTCCCATCTGGGAGTACTTCGTCTACTGCTCGGTCAATTGGGCAATAGTTTAAGTAGAAGTAGTGATATCCAGTGATCCGTACCCCATCTACCTCAAATCCGTATAAACACCTATCTCGCTCTCTGTCCCAGTAGTCATAGTACTCTTTTGTACCGTCTAGTGCGTCGGTATAGTACCCATGTTCTAGGTAATGCGTAGCTGCTGGGGAGAATAGGTGCGTATTCTTGAACATTACTGCGAATACTTGTTGGTCACCACCCCACCACGGTTAGGATTCTCCTTTTGTTGCTGTTTTTTAACTAGCTCTTCTAGGTCATCTAGGCCTTGTACTACCTTAGCCATGTTAGCAAGGTTAGATATCAGGTCTTTAGCGTGGAATATGGGCTTCCCATTGTCATCCATCATGGTGAGATCCACGTCATTGAAGTATTTCTCCAGTTTTGTTACGGATGCACGTGCAGCTTTTAGGAGTTTTACTGCAGATGTCTCTGATAACTCTGCATATACCTGTATTGCCGCCTTAATATTAGGGGATGCACGTACTTTTAGGACTTCTTTTATCTGTTCCCATCTATTTTCTTCGTCATATACGCTATATGGGGAGCGATGGTCTACAAAAAAGTACACCGCAGACAGCTCATCTACCTTTAGAATCTTAAACTCTGGGATAGTGAGTGCATATGGGGATGGGATTACCTTATTTCCGCTAACTGTTATCAGGTCTTTCATTCAAATAGTTTAATCTTCCTTTTCTCACGTGAAACTTACCTAGAAATGGGAGTCTAACTGACTCAAACTTCCCGGCACGGATCACATCTGCTACATATTTAAACTGATAGTAAACTGCTTCTTCTACTTTGTGGAGTGGGAGATTGTATTCACTGGCTAGTTTTTGTATGATTACTTTTTCCTTCATTCTTTTCCCATCTATTGTCGGGGCAATCTGCTGTAGCCCACTTTGCTTTTTCTTCCACTACACAACCACAAAGCCCACACCTATAAGCATTCTTTAGATGTGGGCATTTGTTACATGTGAGCAATCTGTCTTTGTATTTGGCCTCTGTTACGTTAGGGGCTCCTTGTCTTGCATACTCTACTGCTTCTTTTTTAAAGTTGTTGAGCATTTTAAATATAGAAAGTTTCTTATTCATTACTGTAGAGTATTTGAAGGCTTACACTTTTCTGTGGGAGGAGTATTGGGGACAAGGCGTACCCGTTCTTGTTCTTTTTTATTGCTCCTTTGTCCTTAAGTTTTTTAACATAGTTGTTAAGGGTGTTGTGATCTTCTATGTTTAGGCTTTTTGCTACAGCTTTTTTGTTTTCTGTAGAGCATAGGTTTACTGTATCTGATAGATCAATAAATTTTGACAGTACTAGGAGCTCTTTGTCTGTTAGCTCTAGTATCCCGTTAAATACCTGTAGGTATTTTAGAGTAGAGTCTACTTTTATTTTAAGAGTTTTCATTTATCTGCACTTTTGCTTTCCCGTCAACGATATTTATGACCGTTCTGGAGGATTGTTTGTTGAATTCATCTACGTACACTTGTATGTGTTCACGTGTGCACAGGAAAGACAGAAACACCTCTATTTCTTTTGCGGCCATAGAGAGTTTCTGCTTCATCTGTATTGCGGCTTCTGATGAGTTTCTTAGCTCATCAAAGTCCTTCAACGGGATTGTAACCGTCCCGTCCATGATTTAGATAATCTTTGGGATAACCCCTACAATTTGGAACTCATTGACACAGGCAAACTCTCCCTCATCTAAATGTATGATGAGAGCTCCTGACTCTGGGTGTACAAGAACTGTATCACCTTCCTTAACCATCTGACAATCAGGCCCCGCAGCTTGTACTTTTACTACGTTAGTGCTGATTGCTTTTTGTCCCTCCCCTAGCAGGTGAATACCGGAGTCGGTTTGTTCTACTCTTGGGGACGCGAATACTACCCAGTCACGGGTTGGTTTGAATTTTAACTTTGCCATTATAGTTTGCTTTGCAGCAAATATATAAAGGAAAGTTATATAGTATCAAAATCTATGTAAGTAATTTCTACGCACT